CAGTACAGTTATGGCACTGCTCCGGTTCCGTCAGGGTGGTTTTATCCGTTTGCCCACGGATATGGAGGACGACGACTCGTATTTACATCGTAGAGCGGCGTATTATTGACAGGAGTGACATACATGTACAGGTGTAGTATGACTGTTTACAGGACGTTGGTAGCGTCCGTGGGGGCACTTCGCATCGGCACTCCCTCGTTCGTCGTGCCCTCACTCTATGATGGGTTTCTATTTTGGCATTATATCTGCTATAGTGTCGTCAAACGCGCAGAGTGAGGCATATTATGGCAGTTGAAAAGTCTATGGAACCCAGCGACATTCTCCTTGAAGGGGATGACATGGCCCCTGATCTCGCCATTATAGTTGAAGAACCCGAGGCGATCGAAGTTGTTATGGACGATGGGTCCGTTGTCGTTGAATTTGGTGACAATGCCGAAACGAACGAAGAGGTTTCCCATGACTCTAATCTTGCCGAATATATAGATGACGCCGAGCTAGAGAGTGTAGCGAACGAGCTGATCGACCATTTTGCCTCTGACCGTGACTCTCGTGGTGAATGGGCCAACGCCTACATCAAGGGTATGGACTTACTCGGTATGAAGGTTGAGGAGCGCACTGAGCCGTGGAACGGTGCTTCCGGGGTGTACCACCCTATGATGACCGAAGCAGTGGTTAAATTCCAAGCGCAGGCGATGGGAGAGCTACTCCCTGCGTCAGGGCCGGTACGCAGTAAGATCGTTGGCAAACTAACGACTGAGAAGTTCGAGCAGGCGCAGCGCGTAGAAACTGAACTTAACTACCTCATCACTGAGAAAATGCCAGATTATCGTGACGAGATGGAGCAGATGCTCTTTAAACTGCCGATGGCAGGCTCTGCGTTCAAGAAAATATACTTTGACCCTATTTCAGAGCGCCCTGTGTCCCAGTTTGTGCCCGCAGAAGACTTAGTCGTGTCCTATGGGGCGTCGAACCTGCGCACTTCACCAAGATTTACACATGTTATGAAGAAGACACCTGAAGAAGTACTAAAACTTCAGGTAAATGGGTTTTATCGTGATGTTGAACTCCCTGAAGCGACTAGAGATGTCACCGACATCGAGGAAAAGTACAACGAGTTAGAAGGTTCTGAGCCTACTTTCTCCGACGACCCACGGCACACCATTTTAGAGATGCACGTAGACTTGAATTTGCCTGAGCCTTTTGATGATGTGGATGGCGTTGCTCTCCCATACGTGGTGACAATCGACAAGTCCTCTAGCATCGTTTTGGCTATCCGTCGTAATTGGTATGAAGACGACCGTAAGCGCGAGAAGCGTATGCACGTCGTACATTATCCCTATTTGCCCGGTATGGGCTTCTACGGCACAGGGCTTATACATACGCTCGGTGGCCTTACTAAGTCCGCCACCTCCATCATGCGCCAACTTATTGACGCTGGTACGTTGTCTAATCTCCCAGCGGGCTTCAAAGCCCGAGGCATGCGTATCACCGGAGATACCACGCCCATTATGCCCGGCGAGTTTCGGGATGTGGACGTTCCAGCAGGTACTATTAAGGACGCGATTGTTCCGCTGCCTTACAAAGAACCATCGAGCGTACTCTACAGCCTGCTAGGGAACGTCGTAGACGAGGGAAGACGTATAGGAGCAGTAGGTGACATCCAAGTGGGTGACATCAACGCTCAGGCTCCTGTAGGGACGACTCTGGCGCTTATGGAGCGGTCTATGCAGGTGATGTCGGGCATCCAAGCCCGCCTACACGCAGCAATGAAGCAAGAGCTTCGCATCTTGGCACGGATTGTGCACGATTATATGCCCGCTGAGTACGCCTACGAGATGGATGAACCTGCAGATCGCATCTCTGATTTTGACGGTCGTGTGGATGTTATTCCGGTGTCTGATCCTAACGCAGCTACAATGGCCCAGCGTATTATGCAGTATCAAGCTGCACTACAGTTGGCTCAACAAGCTCCGCAAATGTATGACATGGGTAAGTTACACCGTCAGATGCTTGAGGTTCTGGGTATTAAAGATGCTGAAGACATCATCAAACTGCCCGAAGATATTAAACCTGCTGACCCAGTGACTGAGAATATGGCCATTCTCAAGCAAGAGCCAGTCAAAGCCTTCGCTTATCAGGACCACGAGGCACATATTCAGACGCACATGATGGCGATGCAAGACCCTAAGATCATGCAGATTGTGGGGCAATCACCGTTCGCCAGCGCCATCCAATCCGCGATGATGTCCCACATCACAGAGCATGTCGCACTGCAGTATCGCGTAGAGATACAGAAACAGCTCGGCGTGGAACTTCCAGACCCAGAAGCGCCGTTGCCAGAAGATATTGAACTTCAGGTGTCCCGCTTAGCCGCACAGGCCGCAGACAAGTTGTTCCAGAAGGGCCAATCCGAAGCCGCCGCAGAAAAGGCCGCTGCGCAACAGGCTGATCCACTCACTCAAATTCAACAGCGTGAGCTGATGATTAAAGAGACTGAGTTGAAGCATAAAATTGAGATGGATAAGCTAAAGGTCAACATTGACTCTATGTCCAAGAAAGAGAACGCTAGATTACAGCAGGAGCGTATTACCTCCGAGGAAGAAAAAGAGGCGGCGCGTATTGCAATCAAGGTTGCAGAGCTTGAAACAGACCAGAAAGAGTCAGCAGTTCGTTTGGCTATGGAAGTCGCAGAGAGAGTAGACTTAGATGGCTGATAGTATCTTCCATACAATGCTAACACGGCTTGACGAAAGCCGCACTGCAATAGCGGAACACCTCGCCGAAGGCGGCGCAAAGGACCAAGAAACTTACTGGAGGCTCGTTGGGAAGTACGAAGCTCTTACTATTATACGTGGCGACGTTAAAGACATCGAACAAAGATATGTTGATGCTTAGTGAACATACGTGTAGATATACGACATAACGTGGACTAATCCACGCAAAGGGCGCTGTGAGCCTTTAATCACTGCAGGAGACTAAAATGTACGCTACCGACAAAGTCGATGACGATCAGTTACTGGCAAAGCTGCCAGAGCCTAAAGGCTACAAAATCCTCATCGCTATACCAGAACTTGAAGGGAAGACAGAGGGCGGCGTGTATATGCCGGACTCACTGACTAAGATGGAAGAGACTGCTACCATTATTGGTTATGTCATAAGTGTAGGCTCTGAAGCCTATACTGACAAAGAGCGATTCCCTAATGGGCCTTGGTGCGAGGAAGGTGATTTCATCATCTTTCGATCGTATTCAGGAACGCGTTTTAAATTACATAACAAAGAGTTCCGCATTATCAACGATGATACTGTCGAAGCTGTAGTTGAAGACCCACGGGGGTATAGCAGAGTATGAGTGAAGAATTGGAAAAAGTCGTCGCGGAAGACGTAGTCGAAGATGCCGTTGAGATTGATATGTCCGATGGTGAGATTGAAGTAGAGATCGAAGACGATACTCCTGAACAAGATAAAGGTCGCCCACGCCGCGCTACGGATGTTGAAGCCGATATACCCGAAGACGAGGAACTAGAAAAACACAGTGAATCGGTACAAAAACGTATCAAGAAACTGAAGTTTGAATTCCACGAAGAACGTCGTCGTAAGGAAGAAGCCGAACGCGAACGCGAAGTCGCTGTTAGCTACGCTGAATCTCAGAAGAAAGAGGCCGAACGACTCCGTAAAAACCTTTCTGAGGGTGAGGGTGTTCTGGTTAACGAAGCTAAGGCACGAGTAGCCTCAGAACTTAACAGCGCAAAACGGGCTTATAAAGAGGCCTACGAAGCTGGTGATCCCGATGCGGTTCTTGAAGCGCAGATGCAACTGTCTAAACTGCAGTTAGAGGCGGACCGTGTTGAGCATTGGAAACCTGCTAGGCAAGCGGTACAGGACCAATCTGCCCCAGCACGCCCACCGGCACCGCGCGTACCTAAACCCGATGCTAAAGCTCAACAATGGGTTGCTGAGAACGATTGGTTCCAGAAGGATACGGGCATGACACGGTATGCTATGCTCGTACATGAAGAACTATTAGAGTCTGGCGTTGATTCTACGTCGGATGTGTACTATGATAAGATAAACGAGGCTGTAAGGTCTCGCTATCCAGATCGCTTTGCGGACGTGGAACCCGAGGTTCGACAACCACAACGTAAGGCTGGCTCCGTGGTGGCCCCGGGGGGTAGAAATACCGCCGCACCACGCAACAAAGTTGTCATCTCCTCATCGGAGGCCGCAATCGCCAAGCGCCTCGGATTATCCGTCAAGGAATATGCGGCGCAAAAGCTAAAGGATATGCAAAATGGCTGATCGTAAACCACGAACAACTGAAACCCGTGAAGTGGGTGAACGTCGCAAACCTTGGAAGCGTTCGTCAATGCTGCCTACCCCCGAACCGCGTGACGGACTCGATTTCCGTTGGATTCGCACATCTACTTTGGGTAATGCAGATATGACAAACGTGTCTGGACGGTTTCGTGATGGCTATGTGCCTGTAAAGGCAGAGGACTATCCTGAGCTACACATCATGTCAGATATTGATTCCCGCTTTAAGGACAATATCGAAGTTGGTGGGTTATTGCTTTGCGCTATCCCGACCGAGCTACGAGACGATCGCATCCATGGTCAACTTGAGTCTGCACAAAATCAGGCTGAAGCTGTCGATAGAAACTACATGCGTGAGTCTGACCCGCGGATGCCTATGCTCCGATCCGAGCGTAATTCGCGGTAATCATCTGGTAAGGGGCGGCTGCTCTTTACTGTTATAGTAAATGAATCTGGAGGAAGAGCATTATGGCTACTACAGCTGCTCCCTACGGCCTAAAGCCGGTAAAACGTGCCGACGGTATGGCCTACGCTGGGGCTACATCCCAGTACCTGATCGACCCTGCTGGAGAAGGCACAAACCTTTTCTACGGTCAAGTCGTTCATATTGGTGCCGATGGTTACATCGCACTATCAACCGCAACAGGTGCCGACGGCACAACTAACGCATTACCAACAGGTACAACCTTAACCGGTTCTCTTGGTGTGTTTGTGGGTTGTGAGTACGTAAATGACCAAGGTCAACCTACGTTCGCACAATATTACCCTTCTGGCACTTCTAATGGTGGCGCTATAAGAGCGTATGTTGTGGACGATCCAAACGTACTATTCCAAGTACAAGCAGACGGCGCTATGGACCAGTCTGATATAGGTGCGAACACTTTCTTCGCAGCTGCTCAGTCTACATCTACTGGCAACACTGCTACTGGTAACTC